TGCGTCGATCCTTTCCGTGTTGGGGTTAGTTTCGGTGCGACTGGCAATCGCCGAAGCAGTACGTGCCGCAATAAGGGCACGGTTGCGATGTGTCGCGAGCCAGACGTTGGCGGGGGTTGTAGTCGGCAGCGTCCATCACGATCAGCCCCGAATCGTTATCGCCAGCGCGAGCCTGACATCCAGCGGGAATCGCGTCAAACTCGCCAGCCTTGAGATGGGCCAGGATTCGATCGATGCCGTAAGATATCGAGGCAGGCGCCTGACCGTCGATCATCGGGACCACATTCCCGGCTGAATCATACATCCAAGCCTTCCCATTTCGGATTTCGCCGGGAATCTGCTTTGAGCTTCCGTTCCTGATTGTGACCAGTGCGTTCATGGTCCTGTCCTTTCGGTTCGAGGTTGTTACAGTCCGAGTTGATCGACGATGGCCTTGGCCCGGGCGAAGCCGCCGACGGTCTCGAGCAGCATGTCGCGGAACCATCGCATCTCGGCGTTCACGTCGTCGGCGGTTTCGAGATGCGGAATGCAAAAGGCGATCGCGGCGACCGCTTCGGGCGAGAGGTTGTCGCAAATGGCCTGGGCCAGGTGGTCGCGCTCGCCGGCGGTGAGGATGGATTCGACGGTCTTGGCCTTCTCGATTGCGTCCTCTACGATGATTGTGTTCGGTCGGTTCATTGTCGTGTCCTTTCGGTTAGTGTTGTTCGTCGTGTTGTGTTTTATGTCTTTCACTATTAGTATTATCGGCTACAAACAAGGTAATGTAAAGAAAAAAATAATTTTATTCTGAAAATAGCTAAAAACGACTATACGTATAGACAAAAAAACTTTACCAGCTTGAAATATAATCCTTGATAGACGCTACGATATCGGCTCTTTCCTGTAATGTTTCTAACCTTTTTTTGTCTATTCTGTTTCTACTTCCCAAGCTTCACTAAATTCTTTATCATTAAACAAATCAGCCAAACCTGTTATTTGTTTTAACCGTAAAACTTCATCCGGTTCCATACCAAGCTCTTTAGCAATTTTCTTGTCTTTCCAATTTCTACGAGATAATTCTTGAACAATTTCGCTCATTGCTCCTACTTGGTGTTTGCCGCGTGCTCTATTATGACGAATCGTTGATGCTATTCTGTCAGATCGATTTGTTCGTTCATTGTTTACCACAACAATAGGTAAATAACTAAGATTTAAGTTTTCTACTCCAATTCTCCACCTATGAAAACCATCAATCACTTCAAAAGTATTTGGTCCTGTCTGCCAAGTAACAATTGGCTGGGTGTATCCATCGGCTTCTATACTTAATTGCAAAAGTTTCATTTCTGGCGGAGCTACAGTATTGGGATTGTAATCGTTTGCAATAACCTGTTCCGATGGAACCCAAAGTACGTTTGATACGGGATGCTTTTTAGTCCATGTCAGATCAGTTTCCATTGGTGTCTCCTGTTTTTCATCACTCTTAAATAGTTTGTATATGCAGTGCTTTTAGTTTGCGAGAAAGAGAGCCCTTTACACCAATAATCATTTCGTAAGAGAGCCTTGCAAATCCGTTTCCAAGAAGGGGCACTTTTATCCATAGGGCCATCGTCTGGGATGCCATTTGAATAACCTCGATCTTCATACCATTTTAGAAATACAGCTATCTTATTGCTATAATGTTCTTGTGTTGCTGGTGGTTGTGATTCTAATAATAGTTTTGCAAAAGATTCCCAAGAATGTCCAGCAGGCTTTGAAATTTTAATCATTCCAGAAATATTGCCGGATTCTTGTGAATATAAAGAGCCTTGATTTGCCCCATTAACCCGAGCTACAATCCTGGACCACGTTTCTGGTTCTATTACATGGAAAAGCCACAGCCCTCGTTTTTGATCGTCCCCATAAGGTTGACAAATTCGCATTTGATGAATGGTCAATCCGGCTTGGTGCATTCTATCGTATAGTTTATTGTATGGTTGTTCAGGAAATTTTGCATGATATGTCCATATGTCTTGCGTTTTCCAATCATAAATTGGATATATGTTCCACAAGGACTGACCTACCCAAGTAGTCCATTTATGTCCATCCATACATTGTTTTTTTGTTGAGGCAATAGTACGATATCTATTTAGGCTTTCATCTGAACGAATTCCTACGAAACAAGCTGTTAATTTGTCACCTCCAAACCAATGCCCAAATTCGGGAACAAACTCCTCAAATTCCATACCTTCGTGAAAAAAAGGATATAGGTTGTCAGGGGATGCTCGTTCAGGCTTTGTTCGTACCCAGTCTTTTTCTTTTTCTTTATCCCAACAAACCCAATGAGGCTCGAATTGACTAACAGCGTTTCTTAAATGTATTGGAAGGGCTACCCAGTGAGGTTCTGTGATGTCTGCGTAACGATCGAAACAATCGTGTATGTGTTCTATTGTTAGTTTGTACTGACCTTCTAAATCAACAAACATTAAACCAAATGTTCGTTTTCGTTTTCGAGCTTCTTCAGCAACCAAATGTAACATCACGGTTGAGTCTTTGCCGCCACTGTAAGAAACATAAATTTGAGGAAAGTTATCAAAAACGTAAGCTATCCGTTCTTTAGCAGCAACAAATACATTTTTTCCAAGCCCTCGTTTACTCACGCTCTATATCTCCTTCGTCATTAACACGACAATAAAATTCATCAACATTTCGCCATGAGGTGGGAGAACGAACGAAATACAAATGCCCTGATTCTAAAGTATACCATATACGAACTCCTCGCGACCCTTTGCTGTTGGCATTACTATAGTCTGTCCGACCATAAATCATACGCTTTACTTTACGATCTTCTCGCACATCCCAAATTCCCCATCCGGCTAACTCCACAGGGTTTCCAACTATGCTCTTACCGGGCAGGCCACAGTCATCTAAGAGGTTTGAGCCCCAACGTAAGTATTCAATCGTGTCGTGTCCTATCGCTTCAACACTCAAAGACGCTTTCATTTTTTGCTATCCTTCATTAGCGTGCCATTAAATTAATCATATCCCAAGACCGGCTTTCCGCAAGTCTTTCTTCAATGGTTATATCCCGAGGTTCTGTTGGAGCAAATAATCCACGAGCTTTTCCATCGGTTTGAATTATGAGCATGGCCGCAGATTCCCATTCTCGCATCTCATCAAATAGAGCGTGCATTGATCGTGTGGCTAATATGTCGGACGGAATAAGCTCGTCGATGAATTTACCGTATCGTGCGAGTTTGTTGGTTACTTCATTTCTGATTTTTTCGTTCCTTGTCATTGTCTTGTTCCTTGTGTTCGAGTTATTAAGTTCGTCTTTCACTATGAGTATTATCGTCTATAAACCAAGCTTTGTCTAGTAAAAAATAATTTTATTTGAAAAATAGTAGAAAACGACTATACGTATGATAAAAGAATTTAATCAGGACTATTCAAAGTCTCTGTCTGATCCTTAACGTCACTAGCTAACCAACTACTTAGACAAAATTGTCCGATTTCATACGAAAGACTCACAGCACAACTAACGCCTTGCAGTCCGCTGCGATTCGCTATCACGGATATACCGGCCTTGTTTGAAGCTACTTCAGAATCCCCACGCCCGATCGCCAACATAATATCGCAATTTCCCGCCTTTCGTCGGTCTTCCGCGACATCTTTTTCAGTTACCCATAATTTCTTCAAGGCTGAACTGGCTACTTGTGAGACAGTAGCCACTAATATGTTTCTTTCGTCAGCCAATCCTTTCGCCCAAATATATCCAGAATTTAATTTGTGTCTTAGTTCTGTTCCGTACATAGACAGGTCAAGTATATCAATGTAATCCAGAATAAGTACGTCTGGTATAAAGTTTTCGTGAGCTTCTAAGTAATTCAAATAGCGTTCAATCTCATTTGGTGAGCATTGTCCCATTGGATATTTCTTAATGATTAGCCTACCGCCCAAACGTAACGCCGCTCTTCGAGCACTCGTTACAGCTTTGATATCCTTAATCGATCTAATTGTGTGCGTAGCATCTTTTAGTACGCCTTGTGCTCCTTGTTCTTTTGCTCTTTTATATCTTTGATATCTTTTATATTCTATAGTCCCCCCGATTCGCTGGGTTCCACGCGAACTGAACATCATATCGTAACGCAGCTCCATCTCTTCAAGCGTGCATTCTAAACTTATGTGACAGATTTTCAGACCGTGTAACAAAGCGGTACGAGCTAGGTTCTGGAGAGCCCATGTTTTCCCCGATTTATATCCACCCAAAATTGTTATCAGTTGACCTCGGCTAAAGCCTCGGATCAACCTGTCTAACGCGGGTACGCCCGTCCGCGTGAGTATCGGGAGCCCCTCGTTGTGGCCTATATTAGAATAGTCGTTTAGATAATCCAGCCCGATATCTAATTCGTGGATACCTGACTTCAGGGCTTCATAAAGAATGTTGTCGTGTAATTCCAGGTTCCCATCCA